AATGGGGCGCCCCCACCAAAGAACCACGCTGCTCACTCTTGCGGCAAAGGCCATCTAGGGTGCGTAGCTAAATCCCATCTCTCATGGAAAACCGTAAAGGCTAACTCCAAAGACAAATTGGAACATGGAACACTGAAGGCGGGCCAAAACAACGGGAACTCAAGGTTGAGCGAGGATGATGTGATTGCCATTCTTTCGGCTGAAGGCGTATCTCAAAGCCAGTTGGCAAAGCGCTACGGCGTCACCCAAGCTTTGGTTTCCAAGATCCGCCGCAGGGAAATGTGGAAGCACCTCTGATGTTTCCTTTACCAGAGACCAGCGCTCATTTTCCCGTCGACGGCATCGCGGAACTGCTTGCTTTCCGAGTAGGCACGACGGCCGGATTCGTTGAGGCTGGCGTAACCTGTCTGCTGCTTTCCGTTGCTGTTTGGATTAGCCGGCGGGGCTTCCGGGAAGAAATTCCGCTGCGCGATGTTCCTGCCGAGAAGGCCGCCAGCAATCGCGCCGACAGGGCCGAGGACGAGGCCACCGAGAAGGCCGCCGCCGAGGCCGCCGAGCATGTTTTGCCGATCCATCGCTTTCTGCGTGCGATCGACATAGGCCTGGAATTCTGCCGGGGTGGAGTGCTGGAGTTGAACCCCTTGCTGCTGACGGACCTGGGCCGCTTCTGCAGGAGACAGGAGCCCTCCAGTTGGCGCTGGGGCCACGTCTGGAGCTTGAACGGCCGCCGTGTTGATCGAATCCGGTTGGGTCATCACTCTCGGATCCACATAGCCGGCGACAGGCGCGACAGGCACATTCCCTGGCCATGAGGTCGCAGGCCCGAGAAGGCCTGGAAGTTCCCCCGCATCAAGCGCCTGGTCGAGAAGCCCTCGCTGGAGCTGCTGCGGCGTGGTTGCCAGCATTCCCGGCGTGCCGAACCGCTCAGCGTCGAACTGAACAGAAGGATCGGTCGGGTTACGGCTGGTCTTCCCGGTCGGAGCCCCAAACCGGCCATAGTCGAAGCTTGCCGGCTGCGGGGTTCCGAAGCGGCCGTTGTCAAAGGAAACAGGTGTCACGTCGGCCAATGCCTCCCTTTGGACAGGAGAAGAAGTAGTTGTTGCGGGGAAAGAGGGGCGATAGGCTGCCTGCGTCAGAACGGCATCGAAGGGATTTTCTGCGGGGCGCTGCGGCTGCTCTTCGAAAAAGGCAGGCGCCGGGATTCGGCCGCTCGGAATGCCTTCAGCGGATACCGAATATGTCCCGACAGGCTGCTGCCCTGGTGGAGTGCCGTGATAGTGGACGTTCTTGCCGACGCCGAACGCTTGAGCGCCCGCGTTGATCATTGGGTCAATCCAGCCTCGAAGATTGCTTTTCGAGGAGAAATTGGGGTTGGCGTAGTTCAGCGCCCCGCCGATCGCGGATGGCTGGCCTGCAGCCGCTGCCGCGATGCGATCCGCCACCATGTTGCGTACACTCTCAGGCGCGCGCGGGGTTTGCTGTACCGATCCATACGGGTTGAGATGCGCCGGCCCGGTGATTTTCGAGAACTGCCGCGGCTGATTGAGAACGCCGGCCGCTGTGGTTGGGTATTTCCCAGAAGCCATGCGGTTTGTTACTGTGTCGACCACAGCGCTGACCATCCGCTGATATTCTTGCGGGTTTTTGCGGGCGATAGATCGGGGTACTTCCGTGTCGACAACCCTTGCGATATAGTCGATATCGCGCTGGCTCAGATTGACGTTAGCCATCTGCCCTCACATCATAGGATTTTGCGTTGAACGAGAAGTTTGAGAAGCGTTTGGACCTGCATGAAAGCGAATGGTCCAAGGCAGGGAAGAAAGAACCCTTTTGGGGTCCGGGGGCTTACTGGTTCTTCAACGTGACGTTGCCTCTTTTTATTCTGGCAATCATCCTTTCCAAGATCGGCGGCTTTATCTATCGCGCAGCGCTTGGCTACTGACGCCAGACGCAAGCGGCCCTATCAGCGGCAGGGCGCGGTTTGATATCGCCTTCAGCACTGGGGCATTGCCACTCGCGGCGGCATTCCTGACCGCCTCGATGGTGCGGAGAGCTCCCCGGTCAACAAGCTTGGAAGCCCCATAACCGGCAACACCAGGGGCAGCCATCCCGACCGCAGCCCCAACAGGGCCAAAAAGAGAGCCGACCAAGGTACCTATAGCGCCTCCGGCTCCTACGGAGACTGGTCCCTTTGGCGCAAACTTTGCCAGCCATTTCGTGAGCGCAGGACTCGTCTCCGCTTTTGCCAACTGCCGGATGTATTTGATCTCATCACCAGTGAAGCCCTTGACGTTGCCCTTGACGATCTGCTTGTAGAGCTGGTCCGCCTTGTCGCGCAGAGCATTCTCCATGCCGGATTGCGAATATCGGCCGGATTTCACGTCTGCCAAGTCAAACAAGTCTTCGAGCACCTGCGTCTTCGAACGCTTGGCCCAAAGCTTGTCAGCCTCGCGGAATGTATCAAGCGCCTGTTTTGGGCCGGTAAGTTGGCTTTGGTTGGCATTTTCGGCGAAACTGGTCAGGATATCACGCATACGCATCAGCGTGCGTTCATCTCCCGGCTCTGCGCCTCGGAGCGCAAGATCGATTTCCTGACGAAGCTCATGAAAGGTTTGCAGGTCCATCGGTTTGCCGCGGAGAGCCTGAACGTCGGCGACTATTCCTGCTGTCTTCGGGCGCAGAGCTTCATTTATCCTTCCACCGGCAAACGTCATATTCTGCACAATGTTGTCGGTTGCCTGGGGGGCGATGCCTACGCCGGCCTGATAGGCTTGGTCATAGAGCGCCTTCGAGGCCACCTTGAGTTCTTCAGCGCTTGGGGCAGCGCTTGCGGCCTTGCGAGCAGCGCGCGAGGCAAGCATGTCCCCTGCCTTTGACAGAGTGCCGCCAATGCCAGCCCCGATGAGGCCGCCAACTGCAGCGCCCGACAGCCTGTCGCCAGGGTTGGCTTCACCAGCTCCCGTAACAGCACCATATGCTCCACCTTCCAGAGCAGCGGCACCAGCGCGACCAACGACGGGGAGAGAGCGGCCAGCACTGAAGTTCGGAAGACCGCGGGCCATGACAAGGCCGCCGCCGATATCGCCGACAGCAGACGCAACCGGGTTTTGCTGCCGCATCGCGGTCTTCTTGGCGTCTTCCTGCGCCTGCGCGGTCGTATAGTCTGTATTGCCGGCGACCGAGCGCAATCCTGCTACAGCCTCGTCATCCCATCCGAAGAGCGGGGAGCGCTGCGCGGCGCTTGCTCCTGCGTCAATCGCCTTGGCAATCGCGCCGAGCGGGTTGTAGGAGCCAGCATAGATGCCACTGCTGTAATAGTCGTCGCGCTTTGCCTTGGCTGCGTCTACTGCGCCTTCGGCAGGATCAGGCTGCTTCGGAGCCTCGGGGCCGCCATAGGCTTCACGCATGGCCTTGACGATGACGTCATCACTCGTTCCATCCGGGAACTCAACGATCTCGCCGTTTGGGGCTTGGATCTGGACCGGCATTATTCGATCCTTCCGGTGGCGGGGTTGTAGCGGCGAACCGTTCCCGGCGCGCCGGTTTGGGCAGGCGGCGCAGCCTGCCCTGACTGAGCGGCAAGAGCCTCCAGATCGCGCTTCTTCTGCTCGATGAACGAACGAAGAACGACCTTCTTTTCCTGTGGCGATTTGTCGGGGTCGCCGAGGGTCGCGCGCAAGGTATCGCCTTCCTTCTGGGTGAAGGCTGCGCCGAAGGTATCGCGAAGGAGCGGCAGAACCTGGTTGTCGACCGTGGAAATATATTCCGATCGGGCGATTGCGGACTCTCTGGGTTCCATCCCCAATTGTTTACGACCGATGTCGAGGATCTGTCCGGCTGCGGTGTACGTTGCCTTGTCGGACAGGTCATCGAGCTTTTGAACAACCGCCTCAAGTCCCGGCAGTTTGCTGGACATGCTGTTGTAGGCGGCCCTTGCCTCGCCTTGCATCGTGCCGAGTTTCGTGTCGCTTGCCGCGCCAGAATTGTCGATCGGCGTGTTCGAAATGACGTTGCCGGCCTTGTCTCTGGTCTGATAGGTCGTCCCGAGATTGATATTCGACGTGGTGCCAACTGGTTTGAAACCGCCAGTGTCCACTTTGTGGAACGAGCCATCTTTGGCCACCTGACCCACGACTGTTTCGCCCGTCTGTGGATCGGTGCCGTAAATGACGTTCAGGCCATATTCGGGGGCGTCAGCGCCCATACCGGCCGGCGGCGCTACCCACTGACCACTGTTCACGTCATAGAGGTTCTTGCCAACCGCCATGAAGTTGTTCTTCGGCTTCTGTGCCTCAAGCTTCTGCTGATAGAACAACTTGTAGGCATCACCGCCAGAGAGCGCGCCGCTTTCGACGGCCGCTGCCAGTTCCGGGTTCTGCTGGCGAAGGAATTCAATCGTCTTGTTCCGCTGGCGAACGCCGGCAACACCCTGTGCAAGCCCTGCGGCCTGCTCCTGCGGAGTCGAGCCGGCGAGAAGGCCAGCGCCGGCAGCAAGCAACGTGTCGCTGTTGCGCTGAAGGAAGGGCTGGAAACCATTGATGAATGGAGGAAGAGCCATTGATTAAAACCCTCCAAGCAGGCCGGCGCCGGTCATTCCGTATCCAAGGGCCGTGAGGAATGGATTCTGACCTGGCTGTGAAGTCGTTTGCGAGCCGCCAAGCTGGCCGGCGCCCGATGCAATGGCGTTGAGCCTGCTGAGGTTTTCCCAAGGCTTGTTCTGCTGCTCGTTGAAGATCCTGAGTTTGTCGTTCATTTGGCGGGTGGCTAGATCCTCGTTCATCGCCCCTACCTGCATCAGCGATTGCGCCGGTGCCTGCATGCCAGTGTAGGCCGAGCCGAGCTGACCGAATCCTGTGCTGCCCATATTGAAGAGGTTCGAATTTGCTGCGTCCTTACGCTGCTGGAACGCCTGATACTGACGCGCGCCGAGGCCGCCGATCGTGTTGGCGAGCGTCGCCTGATGCACGCCCGAACCATAGCGCCCTGCCCCGCTGGCGCCGGCATTGACGGTGTTCCTGGCCTGGTCGACGACCTGCTGGAAGCCGGGGTCAGCATTGATGTCGAAATTGCTATTTGCCACAGCGCGGGTGTTGTTCAGCGCTTCAAGTTGGCCGGCATTATAGCCGCCGTTGTTTATGACGCTCTGATACTGACCAGATAGGCCGTTTCCGTTCAGGTTGGCGTTCGCGCCGCTGGTGATGGCGTCCATACCCTGCTGGGTCTTTGCATCCCACGGAACGACGGTCGAGCCGGTGTAGACCTTCGCGCCGGTTCCGCTGTTATAGAGCCGCTGCGCTTCCGAGAGACCCTGTTTGAGGACAGGCTGAGATTCCTTCCACGGCGCTGTGTTCTGCGTGGTTGTCGTCTTGCTTCCGCCGTTCATACCTTCACCTCGTATGTGATGCGCAGCTTTTTCGCGTCTGGGAACAGTGCGGGCCAGCCTTCGCGGCCTTCGGCAATAAAGCTTTCAGCGCCGCCGTTCTTCGCCATTTCAGTGATGAATGAGCGGGCGTCTGGCAGCCATGATTGGATGTCTTCCCCGACAATCGCCATGCAGTACATGACCTGCTTCGTGGCCCAGCGCTGGAACTGCATGATCAGTGCGCCCTTGACATCATCCTGATCGAAGACGACGACGAGAAAGGCTCCTCCCGATCGGCACATCTGCCATAGATCGCCTGATGTCACGCTGCTGCCGTACTTGATTGTAGCCTTGATAATCTTGTCCCCGATGGCCGGCCAAATGGCGTCAACCTCGGCAGCGTTTGCTATCGCGATCCTCACTGCGAGCGCACCGAACTGACTTCGGCGATGACGGCCACGACATGCAGCGCGTTTGCGGTCCCTGCGATCACCTGCAGCGCCCAGCCATCAGGAAGCTGGACGTTGTGTTCCTTGATGAAGAGCGTGGTATGCGCCGCGATCGGGAAGGTGTCGTATATCTTGAAAGTACCGCTCCCGTTGACGATCTGGAGCGTGAAGTTCGCGCTTGCAGCGCTGTCATTGCATACCGACATGCTATCGAGAGAACCGCGAAGGCTGGCGATCGATGCATAAACCTCAGTTGCCGCGGTGGTCGTCAGATCGAGGCAAACCGTCTTCACATTGGCGATGAACGGGATATTGACGCTCATAGCGCACCACTCGGGCCGGCGCCGACATTCAAGGCGCTGAGGGATGACCAACTATCGCCGGCTGGAACAATCGCCCTGAAGGCGTGCAGCCTGCCATCGGCGCGGAAATCGAACATGAATGACCGGCTGTTGCGCGACTGCTGCGCCGTCCATGTCGGCGTGTCGTCATGCGAATCCAGCGTGCCGACCGCTATGGTAACGCCTGGGCTGTCGCTGATCGCGCGCACGCTCGAAACGAAGGCGCGGCCCCCCGGAGAGAATTCCGTCTGTCCCGTCTCGATGGTTGCCTGTTGCGCAAGGCCGGTGAAGAAGCCGAGCCGGAAGGATGCATCGAACCCGGCAAACGACGGTGGACCGCCACCGTAGGCCGAGCTATCCAGCGAGAACGGCAGCAGGTCGATCGACGATGAAATGGCGTCGAGGTCTTCCAGCGTCTTTGCCGAGGTGGCAAATACTCCGAGCCCAGTAACAACCGTGTCCGACTGAAACCAGCGGTCCAGCTGCCAGGCATAGCCGAGGATATAGCCGTTTCCGCTCGGATCCTCGTAGCGCCACATGACAACCTTGCGGAAGGGATCATAGACGCCCTTGATCTTCGACCGCGTGCTGTCGTTCGTGACGGTCTGAATCCATCGATCGACGCGCTCCGCACCGATCGGCGTGGCTGCAATGCCGCGGTAAAAGCCAGTATCGGAATAATAGACGAAATCGCCGCGGCCGATATCCACCAGCGATAAAGGTGCGGAACACCCCCTGCCCTCGGAGAATGGCGAGAAGGTGAAGACATACCCCGATGACGGGTCAAATGTCATGGTGCGGAAGCCGGCGCGGAAGGCAAGCGTTGCCCCCGAGCCGTTGACGCTGATCGCCTGCAGTTCCTCACCATCCGGGAAACTGTTAGTGTCGCAAAGCTCTTCGCCTGGAACCCACTGCTCCGAATTGTTGATCCCTGACCAATGAATAGCGGAAGCATCGTTCTCCAACTGGAAGAGCGCGACGAAATCACCGATGACCTTGACGAACCGAGCCTTGGGCGGGCTGCCAGGGAGATCTGCGAAATCCGTGCTGACCCCGACGTCATAATATTGCGGGTCGTCGTTAAGGTTCGTGGCGATGATCCTGGCGCCGAAGACATCAAACGACCACTCATCGCCATCAGGGACAGAATATGGGGCGCTGGCGCCGGAAACATCGGTCAACGTGCCGTCGTTGTTGACGAGATAGAGGCCCGTCGACGTGCCGCAGATCGTGACTTGCGTTCCAGATGACAGTCTTGCCGTAATCGAGCCTTTCGGAGCGCTGGGAAGCGCATTTGCGAGCGGGACGAGAGACGGCATCGGCCCCCAGCCGTCGGCGATCGGAAGCGCGTTTACGGCCACATCCGTCGCGTTGCTGTTGTATGGCGCTTTGTCGGGCTCGAAGTTCGCGAATGGGATGATCACGGCGTCATGAATCCCATGCGCGTGCCGACCTTAGCATATTCGCTTAGTTCGTTCGTGAGGTTCAGGCCGTCGATCGTCGAGGCGACCATGGCCTGGGAGCGGGAAAGCAGCGCATCATCCCGGATGAACATTGCCAGATGCATCAATGCCGCATGCAGATAGAGGCTCGGCATCTTCGCAAGGAGCCAATTGCTGGTGTTCGAATCCGAAAGCGTCGGGATCTTGGCATAGTAGACCATATCCACGTCAACACCCGACGTCGGGAAGACGTAGATGGTCGAACCGGTGATGGAGAAGGTGGTCGACAGGCCGGCCGCTCCATCCGCATAGGCGCCGTCAGTGTAGCTGCCTGTCGCGTAGGAAAGCGGGTTCGGCAGGGATGCCATGGACTTTGCTGTCTTGTACTGCAGATAATCGGTCGGCAGCGTGCCAACGCCGTCCGTCATGGTGATCGACGCCAACGTTTCCATTTCGCGGACGCGCAGAGGCGCAATTCCTCGGGCCGGGACACCATAGTTGAACCCATCGGTGGCGAAGGCGATGCAGTTCACCACTTCGGTCGTGGTCGCGGCGTCGGAGCGAGCCGCCCAGTTAAGGACAGCCGTTTGAAGGGCGGCATAATCCATCAGATCTTACCTTTGAACGTCCGGTAGGGGCGAGCGTGTTCAC